GCCCGCGATGCGCCACGACAAAACCAAAGTGGAAGACGTAGACACCGACGACGAAGACCATGCAGTAGACGCACTCCGATATCTGCTAGCCTGCCGTCCGTACAATGAAATCACCCGCAAACATAAACACGCCACATATGATGCTGAGGGTAGAGTACAAAGGTTCATGGAGAAGTTGGACAAAACAAAAAAGCGGAGATGGTAATGAGAATCGTTGACAACTACAATTATCTGCCAGGTTGCTGTTGGATCTGTCGAGGGGTCGCCAAGCCGATCATTGACATGGAACTAGACCTAGACGGACACAACAGTCCCGACGACGCAAACCCGTCAGCAAACACCCGTCTCTACATCTGTGCCGACTGTGCGCTTGAACTAGCTCGCATGGTTGCACCAGCCCGTGCAATAGAAATGCACCGTTACGGAGAATTCGCAGCAATGTCAGCAGTCGCCAAAGAAATGGGTGACCGGGCAGAAATAGCAGAAGAACGCCTAGCCTTAATCGCAGGAGCAATTGTGGGTGTAGACTCACAACCTGTAGAGCAGGCAGGCCCTACAAGTCAACTCGACGAGGATGATCCGCCGTTAGGCTCCGCACGGCCCGATGTAGCAGGTTCACCCCTTACCAGCAAGCGAGGTCGTCCTCGTCGGGAAGACACCCCCAAACCCGAAATAGATACTGATTTCGTTGGTGATCTGTGATATTCGCAGCGTTCAGCCTCGTCGCCCTACTGGGAATTGTCCTGTTGTTACTACGCGAGAACCGTAGATTGACTAATCTATTGTTGGCAAAGAATCCATCAGCAGCTATCGCCGCCGAAAAATTCTCTAAGTCAACAAAGAAAGAACAAGTCGATCCTCGGTCACGAACAGCGTGGCAGTCACCAACTGAAGGCGTAGGGCCATGAAACCTTGGGAACCACCCAAACCAACAGATGTCATTGACCTATGGAACAAGGCTGACCGCTATCTCCTAAAAGAACGACGCGACTACTGGATGAACGCGTCCTACAACAGCGGTCAACAATGGATTTGGTGGGATCAGACCCGCAACATTGTGCAAGAACTGGACTATGCCAACGACAACGAACGGTACACGCGTATCACCGTTGATAAGTTTGGGCCTCGTACAACAAACCTTTTATCTCGTATGACGCGCTCCCCACTTGTATGGGAGATCGAGCCATCAGGAACAGACGACGCGTCAGCTCGTCGCCAACGTCTACAAGAACAACTTCTCCTATCGGAAGCCACAGAACAAGACTGGGCTGACATCCGTGAAGAACACCTTCTCCAAGTCCTATACGGTGGATCGGCAGCCGTATCTATTGAATGGGATCCTCAACTAGGCAAGATCGTTGCCACCGACCCCGTTACCGCCATCCCGATCCCCGCTGGTGGTGTACGCCTCACACCCCTCGGTATCAGCGAATTCTGTCTAGAACCAGGTTCACAGTCAGTTGATGACGCTCGCTACTGGATCAAATGTGTCGCTCTACCCCCTGAGCAGGTTAAAGAACGCTACGACCTTGACTTTGATCCCGTACCTGACGCTGAAGCATCATTGTCATCGCGCCACCGCACATTGCTGTCGCGTCGACCACAAGGTCAACCACCCCGCTTAACCCTTGTCTACTGCTACTACGAACGCCCAACCAACCGTACCCCTGGTTGCGTCGTACACGTCGTAAACAACAAGCAGGTATACGCCTACGGCGACGGTCAAGGCTGGCCATTCCCATTCCAACGCCTCAACATCGCTATCGGTATCCAGCGCAAAATCCCTCGTACATGGGTCGGAAACACACTTCTTACCCCGGCACGAGACATCCAGTACGCCTACAACCGTGCGCGCTCAACCATCCTTGAACATATGCGTAAAGCAGCTAACGCTCGACTGATGGTTCCCGCAGGATCAATTGAAGACTCCGACACCATTACGACCGACCCAGCCGACGTTCTTGAATACAACGCCGAACTGGGCGAACCGCATTGGCAGTCAGCACCCGAAGTCCCCCGCTGGATCAGTAACGAGGCTGCACAACTAGAAGCAGAGATGGACGACATCTTCTCCACCCACGCTGTTTCTCGCGGTCAAGCACCTGGCGACCGCAACTCAGGACTTGCCCTATCAGTATTGGCTGAAAAGGACGACGGCCCACTAGCACCAATGGCACGAAACCAGTCTGCTGTTTGGGCGCGTATCGGTCAAATGACGTTGCAGTTGTACCGTGCCTACGCCCAGCAATCAGGCATGGTGCGATCACAAACGATCACTACCCAGCAAGGATCGACCGTCCAGTTTGAATGGACAGCCGAAGACATTGACGAAACCCCACAAGTCAAAGTCCCGCTAGACGCGACCGCACCACGATCCAAGATTGCAACCCAATCCGTCATCACATCGCTGGCACAAACCTTCCCAGCAGCATTCCAAAACATTGACGGCCCAAGCCTGTCAAGACTGCTCGACCTTCCCGACCCCAAAGGTTTCATGGCATCAGCAGATCCCGATGTTGCCAAAGCCGAATGGGAAAACGGACTACTCATGCAGGCCACCCCTGTTATGCCAGCCGACTTTGACGACCACGCCAAACATATTGCCCAACACAACCGTGAGCGCAAATCCCCTGCATACGAGCTTGCAACACCCGATGTTCGACAAGCAATTGACGTTCACGTTCAAGCGCACCAAAAGCTGGCCGCTGACGAAGCAGCCGCACAACTCGCAGCACAGCAACAGATGCCGGGATCAGAAATGCTCCCGCAAGCCAATGAAGCACCTGGATCATTGGTTCCACAAATACAAAACGGACAGCCAGGACAACCACAGGAGATGCCACCACAATGACCGACTTTAACCCCGAAGGTGTAGTGGATACTGCGCCATTAGAAGGTTCAGAAGCCAGTTCCACCGATGTCAATTGGGAAGACAAATACCGATCAGAAGTAGCCGACCGTGTCAAAGAACGCGAACGCTACAAGCCGATTGCACAAACATTCGCCAAAATGCATCCCGACGATGCCCGTGCAGTACAAGAGTTTGCTAACGCTTTCGCGTCAGGAGACACCGACACCGCAGTCCGATGGATGGTTGACAACGCCAAGACCCTCGCCGGGGAACGCTTTGACAATTTCATCAGCCCCCAAGCACAAGCCGCCATTGGTCAGCAAGCAGTTCAAGACGGCCAGTCGGCAGGTCTGACCCCCGGTCAGGTTGAACAACTCGTCGAGCAACGGATGAACCAGTTCGCCCAAGCTCAGGTACAAACACAGTACGAACGACAAATTGAGGAGACGCTCGCACAACATGGACTTCAACCCGATACGCCGTTGGCGACAGCAGCAATCGTCGCAGCATCCCGCCGATCCGACCTTGATCTTTCCCTGGCAATACGCGAAATGGAAGATCAAGTTCTCGCTCAGGCAACGCAGATCGCAGCGAAGCGTTCAGAGGCAGGTAGCCAAATGGCGACACCCATCGTCAATGGGCAAGCCTCAACCACCTTCGCAGGACAGAACATGAGTCCTCGCGAACGGGCTATGGCTCGACTGCAACAGCACGGTCTTAGCTAGCCATTTGACAAACAGGTGTTGTAGTGGTGTAGCATTTCGTCTGTACCTCGGATGAGGCGCACCACATACAACCACTTAACATCGGAAGATGCAAGGCAACGCTGGATGGCGTGAACCATTGACAAGGTTGTGAACCCCCACATTCACCCACCCTCTTAAAGGAACCCCATCATGCCCGCAACACTCTCAACAGTCGATGCCATTCTCAAGGACGACTACAAGGAATATCTCGACAACCTCAACAATGCGAACTTCATTCTTTCGCAAGTTGAAACCCGCAAAGACACCGTCCAGGGTCGTATTGCCCGCCACGCCGTCCACCTCGGACGCTCAAGTGGTGTAGGCGCACGAGCCGAAAACGGAACCTTGCCAACTGCAGGAAACCAGGCTTTCGCAACAGTCCCGGTTCCCGTACGTTACGTTTACGGACGCATCCAACTTTCAGGCCCAACCATCAAGCAGGCTGTCACCGACCGTGGCGCATTCATTGATGCTTTGGATGCTGAAATGGAAGGCATCAAGAACGACGCAATGAAGGATGTCAACCGTCAGTTGTGGGGTACGTCAAACGGCGTTATCGCACAATGTGGTACGACTTCGTCAGCAACGACCGTTGTTCTCGCCTCAACCACAGGTTCGACCGCTCTCCGTCAGTTGTTCTTTGATGGTGGCATGGTTGTTGACATCGGAACCGTCGCATCCCCGACGACCGTCGCATCAGCTCGTACCATCACCTCGGTCGACGAAACCAACAAGACCATCGCCATCTCAGGTGCAGCAGTCACGACCACCTCGTCACACTTCGTTTTCCGTAGTGGTGCAGGTGGAGCGTCCAGCAACACAGGTCAGCCTGGCGACGGACAGGTCGAATTGACTGGTCTTCAGACCATCGTTGACGACACCGCAGTCCTTCACACAATCAACCCTTCGTCACAGCCGAAGTGGAAGTCCTATGTGAACAGCAACTCAGGAACCAACCGTTCCATCACCGAAACCCTCATTACTGGCTCCATCATGAAGACCCTCACCAACTCAGGTAAGAAGCCTTCGTTGTTGGTTTCGGCTGAAGGTGTCAACTTGGCAATCAGCAACTTGTTGCTCTCATTGAAGCGCAACATGGAGCAGACCCAGCTCAAGGGTGGCTACGCAGGCATCCAGTTCTACAGCCCGTCTGTCAGCGGTAAGGGTGACGAGTCACCGACTGCCTTGTACGCAGACTTCGACTGCCCGAACAACCGCCTGTACGGCATCAACCCCGACGTGTTGGTTTACCACCAGGTTGGCGACGGATTCCAGTTCATGGATCTTGACGGTGCAGTTATGAACCGTAAGCCCGACGTGGATGCCTACGAAGCAACCTTGTACGCCTACGGCGAACTTGCTTGCAAGCAGCGCAACGCCCACTTCGTCATCAAGGACATCACCGAGGTGAGCATCTGATGGCAACTTCAGTCAGTATTACAACTGGCCCTGAAGTTCCGGGAAGCCGTAAGGAAGTCACTGGTGTTATCACTTTTGACTCGTCTTATGTAACTGGTGGCGAGGCTGTCACTTTGGCGCAGTTGGGTCTTTCACGACTTGACTACCTCATCGTGACCGCTGTCAACGGAAACATCCCTGCGTGGGACGGATCAACCTCGTCGCCTAAGATCAAGTTGTTTTGGGTGGACACCACCACAGACGGCGCACCGATGGCTGAAGTTGTGAGTACGACAGACGTTTCTTCAACGACTGCTCGCTTCTTGGCAATCGGCGCATAAACCAAATCCCCTAACAAACGAACGAGCCAGCCACTTTCGACGGTGGCTGGCTTTTTCGTCTATAATTTCAGCATCACCACGAAAGGTTCATCATGGCTACCTACTCAGCTTCTTCCGCCAAAACGATCACACTTGTTGCCAACACGGTAGACACAGTCACTTTGACCGGGAGTGGCAACAATTTGCACGTTTGGCAAACATCGACCACGCCTATCTATTTCACGACTGCTCAACCAGGTCAGACCCCGGCAACACCGACAGTTGCAGGTGACAACACCATCGGCATTTTTAACAACAACAACTCAACCGATTTCCCCTGGTCGGGCAACGGCATCGTTATCAAAGTTATTTCCGCTGGTACAGGTACAGTCAACTTCGCCTTACATGGTTGATTATTTGTATATAGTGTTGCCATGATTCGCGCAGCAAACCTCATGGGAGAAGTAGAAGGCGGTAGCCAAATGGCTGAAGTCGCCTTTGACGTATATGACATTGCGACCCGCATCCAAAAGGGTGACGAGTCGGGCTGGCGAGGTGATCCCAGCGCATCACTCATGTTCAACCCAATTATCGGTCGATTTGAAGTGTGGATGGTTGATGCCACCGGGACACCGTATGTCGCCTGCTCACACCACCGAGCTGACCACACTCTGATTGTGAAACTGATTGAGGGTGACTGGCAAAAAGGTAAAGCACTCCACGAAGACCTGCTCAAAAAGAACAAAGCGATCCTTGCTGCTCACGAAACAGAGGAGAAGGAAAAGCGACTAGAATTAGCAGACAAGTTGCATTGGGCATTGATTAAGGATGTCGGCCACTTGGGTGGATCTAACAAGCGCAGTATCAGCATGAACGAGAAAGGCAAGTAAATATGAACCTACTTGACCTTCGTAACGCTGTCAAAGATCGACTGGCAATCCGTTCGGATGGTTCAGGCAACAGCCTTGACGGACTTATCACTAACGCCTATGTGAACACTTCTATTGATGACGCGCTTAATCGTGTCAGCATGGAGCGCGACTGGTGGTGGCTTGCCACGACCGCATCACTATCGTTTGATACGACCGACGGTGACGCAGCTTTGCCCGCCGATTTCATGCGAGCCAACAAACTGGTTATTAACGGCAACCCAGTCGAACCACTACCGTTGGACACATTCCTAGACCCCAACGCCGATATGAACGCTTACGGCTGGCTGGTTTACGGCAACGCTGTCAAGATCACGCCGATCCCAACCACGACTACTACCGGGACGTTGTACTACTTCCGTAGCGAACCAGCCCTTTCGACACAAGCGTCTCCCGATACTAAGTCACCGTTGATGCCCGTTGTCTACCACAAGTGCATTGTCGCCTACGCTAGCCACCTTTGTGCGGCCCGCCGCCAAGACGAACAACGCGCATCGTTGTATCTCCAAGAGTACGGCAACTTCTTGAAGTCAATGAGCGACGACAACCGTGCCACGATCCAGCGACGAATCAAGTTCTCACGGACGATGTCAGACGCAGCCTGGAGCTAAGTCATGGGATCATTCCAAATTACTTATGACGACTTTTCGGGTGGTCAGTACATGGGGAACAAATCCACCAACCTGCCCAAAAACACTTGGCACGGCGAAAACGTAATACCGACACCTGCTGGGCAATTAGTTGCTTCAGGAAATTCAAAAGCAGCTGACTGGAGTGTAACAGGAACACCTGATAGTGGAAAAATTCTTGACCATTGGGTTATTGGTGGTGACGCATATATATTTATCAACACAATTAAAACTGGGACTAGCACATCTCGATTCTTGAAATTTGCAGGCGTAAACAACGGCAGCACATTCCCGATTACGCCAACAACTGCGACTTTGACGGGTGTTCTTGACGGTAATGTCGCCTACTATCCAGCAACATCATTGTTTTATTACATCAGCACAGCAGGGAACATTTATTCAGTAACAACTGCTGGAAGCGTTTCGGCTGCAATATCAACTGCTTTAGCGGGTCTTGGATTAACCAATATTACGTCGTATGGCTACCGCCTATTGGCTTGGGGCGGCACAAACGCCACAGCCAAAAAGCGTCTCTATTATTCCGACACCACGTTAGCTACATGGTCAACGGCAGATTACTACGAATTCAACGGAACAATCCTTAACGTGTTGCCTCGAACAAACGATTTGCTAGTTATCTGCGACACCGGGGTCTTCAGCCTCGTGGGCGTACTAGGCGCATCAATCACAAACCAATTGATCGTGCCTCAAGAAAACATTATGGAAGGCATGAAAGACGCAACCGTTGTAGGTCGCAATGTGTATTTCTTAGATCAACTTGCTAACGGATCAATGGACGGTCGCCTGTACCGCATGGTCGGTTCGTCCGTACAGCCTGTAGAAACTCTTGCGTTGTCAGACGTTCTTGCCCAAACTGGCCTTGAACAAGCTCGTGTTATGGCTATTAACGACGGGCGACTTGTAATTATGATGCGTACAGGTATTTGTTACGCAGAAACTTCCAAAGGTCAATGGTCGCGTCTAACCGCAACTACAGCCACACTTGACGCAGCGGCCTCTAAACAACAACAAATTGGTCGAGCAGGCCCAAATTCACTCAACGAATTTTTTATGGCTGCCTCATTTGAGCCTATAAAAAAATCAATTGTATTAAATCGTTATATACATAACGAAATTTATCCAGCACCAACTCTTGGAGATATAACTATTTCAGGCGGCGGTAGCGGAACACTTCCAACCGCGACCGTAACCCTTCCCGAATATTGGCATTCCAAACCTTTTTCGGTCAAAGAAGTGTTTATTGAATACAGCGTGACAACAGAATTTGGTGTTTCAACTGTAGTTGAAGCACAAATTGTGTCAACAGGCAACGTAGATGTTTTGTCTCAAGATATTAGTCTCATACCGTCAAGCCTTATTCCAAACATAAATCAACTGTCTGCCTCTTATGGCACATACGTTATGGAACGATTCCGACCCAACAACGCCGCTAAGGGTTTTGGTGCAAAAACAATAATTACATTTAGTGCTGCCACTATCAAACGTGTAATTTTGAACTGTGAAGACTGATGCCGTTTCAGTACACATTTCGTGCCGATGACATCACGACCTGGGAAGCGGAAACTCGTGACCTAGTCGAGAACCGTGACCGGGAATTTGAGTTGTATTCGACGACGATTGATACATCGTTCTTAAACTTAAACGCTAGTAACCTTACATTAGGAACTGTGCCATCAGCTCGCATGACAGGCGCATACACGGGAATTACTGGTGTAGGAACTTTGAGTGCTGGTTCTATCCCTGTGTCATTACTTACTGGCACAACTTTGCCTTCTAGCATTGTTACTTCATCGTTGACTTCTGTCGGTACTTTGACTTCTTTGACTACGACGGGTCAAGTAACAATGACTCGTGGCGCATTAGGCACAACGGCAGGAAACGAAATCGTTTTCTTAGACCCCAATGCGACAACATCTAACGGCGACAAACTTGATACTCGTTTGATACGCAACAGCAACGGAACAAGTTGGACAACTGCTGTTTGGCGTATGGGTCGCCTTGTTGACTCAACGCGCATGGGTTTCATCCAGTTTGGTGATGGTGCTGGCGCGCAAGATGTTCGGTTTGGTGTTGGTACTACAACTTACGGAATTATTACTACTGGCGGTCTTACAGTTAGTAGCAACATTACTATTTCTGCATCAGGTTCAAGCCTTGTTGTTAATAACCCATCAACAGGCACAGGTAACGCTGCTCAATGGGTAACCGCCTTTGGTGTTTACATTCTTATTAGAAACACTTCAACACGCAACGACAAAGAAAACTTACAACCGCTGAACGGCATTGTTACGCCAAGCATGATTGATAATATTGACATCAGTTTGTGGAACAGAAAAGGTGCAACAGGCTTCCCCGAAATAGGGCCGATGGCAGAAGATATGGATGAAATTTCTCCGTTCTTGTCCATCAGGGGTATGGACTGTGATGAAGAAGGAAACATCGTGCCAACTGCCCCTAGCGGTATCAACCAAAACTCTTGGTTGAGTTTGTTGACTTTGGGCATACAGGATCTTCGTAAACGAGTAGAACAATTGGAGACAACATGAACGAACAATTAGATGCAAACAAAGTTGTAGAGTCACTATTACGCCAAATAGTTGACTATGCTCAAAAAGTAGCGGTGCTAGAAGCCCGCCTCAACAGCACACCAGGAGAATCCAATGTCGAAACAGAGCTTGCTGACTGAAATAGCGGTCATCAACAACGCTAGGTATGTCCCGGTGTGCGGATACCAAACACTCCTAGACACCCTAGACAAACCCGACCAGGTTGACCTACAAGCAGCCATGTCCGACCCCAGCATCCAATGCTCCGCAATCGAGCGAGCGTTACGCCAACGAGGCAACAGCATCACAGCGACGACACTACGCCGTCACCGACGAGGGGACTGTTCTTGTGGCAGGACTAGCTGAAGACATCAACCGCCTAGGCGAAACCAAACGGCTGTCGCTGGGTCGCATCGCAGACCTACTTGACCGCAACGGGATTGACTTAGACGAAGTCGGCAAGATTCAGCGCGTCTCGCTGTACCAGTCGCTCACCAAGAACGACGAAGGCGAAGCCGAACTACACGACCTGACCGCAATCCAGTTCTCGCCCAAATGGGCAGAAGGCCCCGAATGGCCAGTCATCCAGCCAGGCCCACCAGTCAAACTCCCAGCCCGCAAACCCGCCAAAACCCTCTCAGGGTGGCGTAATTGTGCCATCCTTCCCGATATGCAGATCGGCTACTACAGAGGCGTAGACGGGCAACTACAACCCACACACGACGAACAAGCGATCAAGGTCGCATTAGACATCGTCAAAGATGCCAACCCTGTACTCGTCGTCCTAGTCGGAGACAACCTAGACCTGCCCGAAATGTCCAAATACCGTCTGACTGCCCCATACCAGCAGACCACCCAAGCCACCATTGACCGTGCCACCACACTCTGCTTTGAAATCCGTGAAGCAGCACCCGACGCACGGATCGTATGGCTCGCAGGCAACCACGAAGAACGACTCCCCCGGTACTTGATTGACAACGCGAGCGCAGCGTTTGGTCTTCGACGAGGATCATCCCCCGAATCATGGCCAGTCATGTCAGTCCCGTTCCTATGCCGACTAGACGAATCCAACGTGGAGTATCTACCTGGATACCCTGCCAGCCACATTTGGATCACAGAGAATCTCAAAGTGATACACGGCGACAAGGTTGCTAGCGGTGGCAGTACCGCACACAAGTACCTTGCCACCCAAAAGGTCAGCGTCATCTACGGACATATCCACCGTCGAGAATGGGCAGAACGCACGAGAGACGACCACGACGGCCCATCCACAATCCTCGCAGCGTCCCCAGGTTGCCTGGCTCGTATTGACGGCGCAGTCCCCAGTACCAAAGGTGGTGTAGACCTAGACGGCAGACCCCTCGTCCAGCACGAAGACTGGCAACAAGGATTAGCCATCATCCCGTTTGACCCTGAGACAAACAAGTTTTGTTACGAACAGATCGCTATTCATGACGGATGGGCGATGTGGCGTGGTAAGAATTACGGGCAATGAAACCTGTACTTGTCATATGGAACGACGCTCATGCCGGGACATCCACATGGGAACGCATTGAAGACCTTGTGGACAACGAGCCGTACGAAGTTAAATCTGTCGGTTTCTTAATGACAACTAAGGCTGGTGGCAAACGAAGTCACGTCTCGATTACCCAATCTTGGTCGGCTGATGGGTGTGTAGACTCGGTTCTCCATATCCCTGCCAAGATGGTTGTCAGGGTCATTAACTTGGCCGAGGAAACCGATGAACATTTCAATAAAACTGGTACAAACAGCCCTGCATTATCTAAAGCGAGCAACCCCACGGGGACGTGAAGAAGAAGACGAACTAGCCAATCTGATCTACGCGTTAGAGAAGTTACTCGACAAGAAAAAGTAGTGGTGTATTCTGTATAGGTGAAACATCTGTCCCGCCTTGGAATCTTTGCCGTATGCCTCATGGCCATGGTTCCCCACGCCCGTGCAGAAGATCGACTGATCGTTAGCGCACCAACCGATTACTGGTTCACCTTTACTGAAGAAACCGTATTTGTAGCCACAACCTATCAGTCGGGCGATCTACCATCTGACCCGCAATTGTGGCTGTATGCAGGGGATTTGTTGCTTTTTACAAACGACGATTACTTAGGGCTTCAATCCCATATTGAAATAACGCTTCAACCAGGCGACTACCGTCTCCGAGCTAGCACCTGCTGCTACGAACCTGACGTGTGGCGCGATGGCATCGTTTGGAATATCCAATACGAGTTGTATTACACCGGGATACAAATAGAACCAACCACCACCACCATTCAGGAGACGACAACCACGACATGGGAGCCAACTACAACATCCACGGAACCGACGACGACCTCTACTACTACTGCCCCAACAACGAGTGTCCCTGTCGAGGAACCACCGACCACCGTGGAAACGACAACTACCTCGTCTTCCACTACAACCACGACAACTACCGAGGCCCCGACGACTACGGCACAGACCGTACCCGTGACGACGACTCTGCCACCGACGACGACTACCAGCACTACGACCACATCTTTGGCTCCTACAACGACGGTGACGACTTCCACCCCGCCTACCGAACCGCCTACAACGACTACCTTGCCACCAAGCGACAGTCCACCACCGCCTGACGCAAGCCCAGCCGAACTGGTCGCCTACCTAGACACCGTCACCGCCGAAAACCTGGCGACCCTAGACACCGAAGAAATCACACAGCTCGTAGACGACATTGCTACCGCCGAACTGACAGACGAACAAGCCGAACAGATCGCCCTAGCCCTTACTGATGCCCCGGCTGAAGTCAAAGAAGCGTTCCAAGAAGCAGTCAACGTCTTCGGTGGACAATTTGATTCCTATGTCCCAACAGGCTCGACCGTGCCTGTCGGAACTCGTAGAACCCTTATAGCGGTCACAACTGCCACCTTCGCAGCGTCCACCCCTATAAGTAGAAAGAAGCCGTAATGAAAAAACCAGTCAAAACAGTCATCGAATCAGCGATCATGTCAGGGTCACTTGGCCTAGTTCTGATTACCTTGTCAGGCACAACCCGAACCCAGGCGTTAGTTATCTCTATCGTCTCCGTCGGACTGTTCTTTGTGTCGTCGCTGGCCGACCGTGACTAGACTAGAACCCATGACCAAGCCAGTAAAGACAGCATTAATAGCACCAATAGTGCTAGCCTGCGTTTTACTATCCCAATGCTCAGACAGGTACAGGTACCCTTGTGACAACCCAGCCAACATCGGAAAACCCGAATGCCCGCCCGCAACGGTCAATCCCGCCCCGTAAAAAGCGCATGGATCAAAACGAACTAGACGCTCGACTGCGCTTCTATGTCGGTATCGGACTCATCATTATCGTCGGACTTATCGTCTGCACGATGCTGTTCGGACTGCTATTCGTCGTACAGCCGCTCGACGCTCAATCGCCCAATGACAAAGCAATGCTTGAAATGCTCGGCCCGATTTGCTATACATTGGTAGGAGCTGCCGTCGGGATCGTTGCGACACGCAGTAACCGCCAAGACCCACCATCCGAATAACCAGGAGCCTGCCATGCCCTTAGTACAAGCCAACATCATTTTCACCATTGACACAGATTTCCTGCCACCCGAAATACCGGGAATGGACACCCACGACGGCGATGTCGTACCACCCATTTCAGGTGCTGAACAAGTCGTGTACGAAGTATTCAAGAAGATACAAGAAGTGCTACCCGAAAAGGTACACGCCTTCATACACACATCTACCCTGCTAGATCGCTAGTTCTTCTGCTAGCGTGTCTTAAATGGCACGCAAATACACAGGCTACGACGGCGACGCAACTGGCAAACAAGCTGGTTTAGAAGAACTTGTACGTCAACTATGTAGCAGATTCCCCCTGTTTAACAACGGTACTTGGGTTGTTCGCAACATGAACAATGCCAACCTGTCAAAGCCAAAGCCGTCAGTCCATTCTACTGGCCGTGCAGCCGACCTCTCATGGCGCAAGTCAGGCAAGAAAGGCTCAGGCAACTACGCCGACGCTGTCGCGCTACTTGACTTCCTAGTGCTACACGCCGAAGCCCTACAGATCGAAGAATTACACGACTACTTCCCGCAACCACACGGTCGAGGCTGGAAATGCGACCGGGAATCGTGGAAGGTATATGACAAGCCGACGATTGGTTCAGCCCCTGGTGGCGACTGGATCCACCTAGAAATTTCTCCCCTTCACGCACAGAACGCCCTGTACTACAAGGAATTCTTTGCAAACCTCGCGACAGCATCGGGAGAAAGTCCTTCTCCGCTAACTCCCGGTGCTGGCGCACCTGCCCCCGTGTCAGCCCCTTTAGCATTTGCGTATCCTGGGAAACCGTTGAAGATCGGTTCCAAGGGCGACGCTGTGAAACTCGTGCAGGCAGTCGTTGGCGGTGTGATTACCGATGGCGATTTTGGGAAGAAGACTGACCACCGTGTCAAAGAATGGCAGTTCGCCCACAACATTGCAGCCGACGGCATCGTCGGGCCTGTCTCGTGGAAAGCCATGTTCGGCTGATGGAAGCGGTCGTTGTCGCAGTCGTCACGGGAGTGTTCGCCGTTTTAGCAATCCTCGTTGAGAAGGGTCGCAAAGAGAACAAGCGTGACCACGGGAACGTGATGGATCGACTAGACCTCGTCTCATCAGAGATACGCAAAGACATTCGCCAGGTGCGTTACGAACTGAACGATCATGCCAATGGGCCAGCCCACAACACAAAGCCTGTTGTTTCTGCTAAAATCCCATTGAAGAAACGACCGAAGGCTGGATAGCCAGTAGGAACTCTAAGGAGCATCTATGGCAGAGACAGCGACAGCCGAGTATTACAGAAAACAAAACGAGTTAAACAAAGCCAAACTCAAGACTGACTACGAACAGTATCTTGCCGACCTTGCTACTAAATACGGCATTTCAAGCGGGCAGTTAAACGCCAACCTTGAGTCCCGTGGCATCCTTCGATCAGGCGAAGCAGGCACAGCCCAAACACGACTAGGTGCAGCTAACGAAGCAGCGCGAACAAGTGCTACAACTAATTACGATTACAACGTAGCAAGTGAAGACGTTAACTTGGCGACCCAACTAGCTGGTTTGCAATCGTCAACCCCTGCAGCGACCCCTGCCCCAGCTACCCCAGCTACCACAACAGTTGACTACTCAGGCGTTGACTTTAATGCACTTGGTCGTTGGATGGCCCAAATTGAAAAAGACAAAAAAGATAAAGCTCAAGTAGCCGCTGCTCCAGGATTAAACTGGAATGCAGTAGCGGGATGGGGTGGGGGTACAGGAAATCGACCTGCTACTACAACCGTCACACCACCAAAGCCGTGGCAACGCTGATGGCATTTGACCTTTCAACACCTGCCGCCCAACTTGCCTGGGGTGTATACCAACGCGGCCAAGAAGTACAAGACTACAAAGACAAACTTGCCGAAGAAGCACGCGCTCGTGTCCAAGCCCAACTTGCACCATTTGGTAACCAAAACGACGCGACAACAGCAACCTTCAACAGCATCTACGGCCCTGCCGCAGCAACCCAACAAGCGCGTGCCAAAGCCATGCAAGAGTATGTGAAAGGGCTACCCGAACTACTTGCTCGCGTTAAAGCCGAAAAAAGATCAGGCTCAGGCGGGGGTGGCGGTCGTAGCAAATTTGTGCCACAACCATATGTGAGTCCCGAAGATTACTTAAAATTTTTGCTAGGTGGACAAGGTGGCAACGGTCAACCAATCGCTGTTCAAAAAGATTTAGGTGGCGGAATGACTTACGGAAACGTCGGTGGATACGGTGCGGTATACCCAACAGGCTCAACAGGCCCTACAGTCAGACCCAAGTTCCAACGCACAGTCAACGCAGACAGGTTTGGCTGATGGCTCCTAAGATCGGCCCTCGTGGCATCACGATTCAAGACGTGCGGCGCGTAGCCACAAATGGCCTACCCAAAGACACCGGGGAATCGCAATACATTTACGCCCCACCTTCTCGATTGACCCCAGCCTACAACCCTGAACTTTTGGCGGCTCTTATGGCGGGTCAAGCGCAACCTAGTTACGGCGAAAAATACGGTGGGTTCCCAACGCGAGAAATGTTGAACGACGCAGCTTTGGGTTACGCCTTAAACATTCGCGACATAGGCGATTACGCAGGATATAAAGCTGCAGAACTGAATGCCCCATTGGAGCGCGAACTTACTAGCGTTTATGATTCTGCTGATGGATACGACGCGTTTGCAGCTGAAATTGCTAAAGGCAGAGCGAAACAAAGCAACATCCGAAGCGCATTTGGTGAAAAACAACCATCAGCAATTATGGATTTAGCAGGACAACAACGAACCAAAGCCGAAGCAGATCGCCAAGCTGCCCTAGCCAAATACAGGTCTGATGCTGAATCTGCGTACACAAGCGATTTCAACACCCAAGTTGATCCTTACCAACAGATCGCAGAAACTATTTACGGTACGCCAGTCTCACAGCTCGCTCGACAAGCACTCATAACCCAATACGGCGTTGACCCCAACGTGGCGCGCGCAACCTTCACCGAACAAACAGACCTTGACTACGCCAAACTTCTACGAGACTCAGAACTTGCCGCGCAAGGTATTGACTTCTCGATGAGCGAAGGCGAAATGATCTACAACTCACAGGGGCCTGAAGCATACAGGGTTTACCAAGAACAAAAAACTTACGAAGCGATGTATGGCACGCCAGCAGAACAAGCCAAAGCCCAACAAGATTTGATTGACTCACAATACGCCCCAGTTGACGCAGAAATTTTGGATGAATGGGGCATCACGCCAAAAGAAGTAACCGGGGCAGATGCCGAAACAGTTCGTGCGCTGTTTCTAGATCCCGAATTCTTGTCAACATGGATTAGGCCGTCCGTTGAACTTCTTGATGCCAGTAATGGGGTTACTTCGGGTGCTGATATTGCAGGTCAACAAGCACAAGCATATTTGAAAGTTAACCCTAACGATTACTTGAGGGCTAGAACACTTGCAGCAATCATCGCAGAGTTTGATTTCTTGAGTCGCTGATGTCTGCTGAAGACTTCATTAATCGAGTTAAACAACGTAGGTTAAATAAGCCGACCTCTGACGCGCCACCGACTATACCGCCATACCCGACATACCCGCCATATTTAACTTTACCGCCAACGACAACCCCGCCAGGCAAAACAAACTTTATTGCCGATTATGTACCAACAGGAAATGTACCGCAATCGTCCGATAGTGGCGGTGGCGGTGGCGGTGGCTTTTGGGGCAATCTTTTTTCTATTCCAGTTAGTTCAACAAAAGCAGTTTTTAGTGGGATCGGCCAACTTCCGCAATTAGGAAAAGACATTGTAATGACTGGCGTCGGTACTGCGGAAGAAGCATACGGCGGAATAACTCAAACTTTAATTCCCTTTTACGACTACACCACACGCGCAGATAAACGACGAAAACAAGCCGAAGAAATGGGTCTTAAAGGCTACGAGGCACTCAATTACGAATTAGCTCACACATATCCGTTTGTAACAAAGTTTGCTGACTCAGTACAAACACTTGGTGGCAATGTTGCCGAACTCGTACCACTTGCAAAAATTGATGTTGGCGAACCGGGAGTTAACTACAAAAACGCTTTCAACAGAGGCGACTTTGGCGAAATGCTTGTTGGTGACGTTGGAACAGCAATCACTCTTGGTCGTCTCAGCGGGATAGGTAACGTCGGCGTTCGCGCAGGAGCCAAAGTTAATTCAGCAGGCGCACCTCGACTAGGTTCAACTATCTCAGCAGCGTCACGATTTGTTGAAGAACCAATCGGTTCAACAGCACGCGGAACAGCCCGTGTGGGCAACCTGGCAGCAGACCGACTGTCCCGACTCTCAACTTTGGGCAACACCGCAACTGCTCGCTTGACAGGTTTCGCTGATCGAGCTGGACGAATCGCTGAAGCACCACGCCCACTACGCCAAACACTTGATGAGGCTGTGGGTGCGCGCCGATTAAAGTTTGAGGGACGTTTAACAGATCTAATTGACGAAGAAACAAGATTAACTGACGCAATAGAACGACTTTCCCCTGACGACCAGGCGCGAATTAAACTTGACGAAGAACTTACAAAAGTCATAGAAGCCAAAGAAAAAGCCTTGACTGGTACTGGCCGACCGAAAATGTTACGCCAAGAAATTAGAGCGCAACAACGAGCAACCGAAGCAACGCGTACTAAATGGGTGACCGCAATCAACCGTTGGACTAACGAAGGTTCTGTCCCCGAATCTGTCCGTCAATTGGATGAATCAGCACAAGCAGCGCGCGTACGCCAGCAAGAAGAAATGGCAAAAGGCGACCCGCAAACCGCGCAATTCAACGATGACCAAGCAACGTTCTACGAAGAAGCAGCGAACCTGAAACGATCCGACGTTGACGGTCGACTCAATCCTAAGAACTGGGACAATGTTGAAAAGCAGACGGTATTCAGTAGTGCCGTGCTGATTATGACCAAAATCAAAGAAGAAATAGTTCGCGCATACGACAGCAAAGTCAGAGAAGGTTTAACGCACGAACAAGCCGTTGACTGGATTGCAAGGAACATCACACCACCTGAACTGCTACCTGAAATAGCTGCTCAGGGTTACGCTTGGACACCACAAGCCATTGACCGTGTCATCCGATTCTCAAAGGGTCAACTAGACGCATTTGACAGCATGAACATTGAAGGTGCTGCGCGCCTCATCAACGCGTTTAGCGAATGGTTCAGTAGCCAGGCGATGCAAGGTATCGGTCGGGTAACCGGGGCTTTGCCGTTCACCTACAAATTCAACTTGCCTGACCCAATGAATATGGTGCGTCAGTTGAAAGATCGACTAAAACTCAAGACAGCAGTCTATGAAATTTTAGATGAAGCAATGGCGTATGTATTGCGTCGCGACCACATGGATTTTGTCACCGAACAAAAGATTGACCTTGATAATCCAACGGGACTGTTTGAGAAATTTGCAGAAAAACGCCCTGATAGCGAACAGTACGCCATTGCCTACAAAGCATTGACCGAAGCATTTGATGTACTTGTAGATGACCCGCAGACCTCAATGTTCATGCAGAACAAGATGATCTATCCCGCTGCAATGCGACCTGTGATGTTGGCAAGAGAACGCTTAACGCAAGCAGCTCGCGCCGAAGACGTAACTTTTATGGCCGACGAGTTGGCGCAACTTGCTGTTCAAAACCAAGACTTAATCCCCGGCAGAACCTTGAAGTCAATTGCTACTGCTATCAAGTTGGCTTTAGGTGAGCAGACTAAATACGACGTGCGAACCTGGGTTCGTGTTCAAGCAACTCTCAACCGTTTAGTCGCTGAAGCACAAAAGGCTCAAGCCGAATACCAAGGTGCGGGAGCAAAACTTAGTGGTGGCATTGACAGTACAATGGCTCGACTTCAACAAATTGAACAGTTTGCTGTCGCTGCTAACGCAATGATTGACCAAGTTATTGCTAACCCTGACATTGTTTTCCCTGACCTTGCTAACGGTTCACCACGACTTGTCGCAGCAAGACAAGCGGAGCAAGCAAACCTGTCTCGCATTGACGCGATCCCCGACGAGATCGCTCAGGTTGATGCCGAGATTAAAGCCGAGATTGACCGTCAGAGAACCGCTAACGCCTATCTGCAACAGGAGTTGGACAATACTCAGGTCAGCCTTGACGAAGCTCGTACTCGCGCTACTGAAACAGCCGATGCCGAAGCCACGGTGCGCCAGCAGTTAGACCAGGAGCAGGCGTACATTGATGCATACAACAAACTGACCGAAGAAGAACTTGCAGCGTTACAAACAGACTTTGAGACAGCACTTCGCATCCACGGCCAGTACGCAAGTGGTGACAAGTTTGTTAGCAAAGGCACAGCGCAAGCAGTTAAGCGTCGCCTAGTCGAAGAAGCCACACAACGCCTTGCTGTCGCCCAAGGTCTTGTAGATAGTTTGATGCCTTCACGGTTGCGTCGCTCGCGCACAATGACTATCGGTTTGGCAACCGATCCGAACGCAATGTCGTTTATGCAGGAAGACTTCCGTGCGCCATTTGAAAGTGCCGTCTACCAGGCTATTGGTGATCCAAAACTAGCTAAGAAGGCGTACAACGATTTTGTTAACTCTCGTACCGTCATGGATGAAGGTGTTGCCGTTGACCAACTCAGCATGGAAACAGGTCGTGACTTCGCATCAGATAGCGATTTCATGGCAGAACTTGGTCGCGCCTGGGCTGAACAATGGCAAGCCGAAAAAGACTTAGGTCGCGCCAAACAAAAAGGCGTAGAGGCTATTCGCAAAGAACTTGCTGCCGAAAATCAGGCCAACATTGACCAGGCTATTGAAGCATCCACAGTTACACAGCAGAACCTGCCGTGGATTGAGCGCATGATCGAATTAGATGATCGCGCAACGCTTGCAGAAGCCACTCGCACCGTTGAAGGTCTACGCCGTGATCTAGCCAAAGCCGAACAAGCAGCACAAAAAGCACAAGCCGACCTTAACCGTCTAGCGGCCAAAGTAGCCAAACTTACCGACCAAGCACGACCCAAGGTTCCGAACGAACTACTGACACGCCGTAGCAAATTAGAAAAAGAATCCGCCACTACAAAGAAAGCAACTCGCCGTCTAGCCGGGGTCGTAGAACGCGCCCAAACAGCAGAACCTAAGACGATAGCCAGCCTTGTTAAGAGCGCACGCCTCGCGCGACTACAAGGTGTCGGCAAACTAAACGCTGACGGATCAGCACAAATGCTCCCAGGTCTTGCTGGCAAATTAGATGCCGAACAACAAACGCTTCTAGTCAAGCAAGCCGAACTAGACGCAAAACTTGCCGATGTTCGACGCAGAGCAGCCGAGCAAGACGCGTTAGAACAACAAACACAGACGATCCAAGGCGAAGCACAAGCACTATCCGACCTACAAGGCCAGCCAATGGGGCCACAGTTACTTGCCCAAAGCGGAGCAGCACGACTCAATGTTGAAGGCGCAAGCCCTATTTACTACCCGGCAGGCGAAACATCGTCCGTTACACCACAGGCTCGTATTGAAACTCGACTACGAAGCGAAGCAGCTGGTGCTGAACGGCAATCAGCGACCGAAGGTGTCAAGACAACCAACGTCATGGCAATGGACTCAGGCAAATTTGCTGACCGCGTCAATGAGATCCTGGGTCAATTCGCGCGCAACGTCGTAATTCAAAGACTTATTCAGAACCGTGAGTTTGTTACTGACGTGTCTTACCATTTTACTGATGAACAACTAGCACAATTTGATATTGACGCTCGTCGCAAACTTGGCAACCAGCGCACAAACTTAAACACTTACGAATTTGAACAGCTTGTCAAAAAAGAAGTCGGCAATACAATCCTACAAAAGTTGAAAGAAAAAGGTTTAGAGCCAATATCTAAAGTACAAATGCCCGACCCCGAAGATATTTATACTGGTCGTTCTGCGCTGGATACATTCAAAGACATCGTCGAAGGTAAAGACATTGACGCAACAACGCTTGTCATGCCTATCGGTATGCGTGACAGAGTCGCATCAAGTTTCGTAGCCAAGTCGGACGCTGCAATCCCTGACGGCGTAAAGAAGTTGTTCACCAAAATTGGCAAAGTAACATCGGGTTGGAAGTCGGTCATCTTGCCGATCTCAGTTCGCTGGCAAGTAGGCGACTACATGGGCAACATCATCAACGCTTGGGTGCGCGGAGACATTGACCCCAAAACAATGATGGAAATGATGAAGTTGGTTGACGAACTCATCCGCGAAGACACCGGGACTGGCAAATTCAAGGCTCGCACCGGGGGCGCAACCAACCGCACATTCAATAACCCCGTATTGCAAGCACTTATCGGTGAAGGTATCCAAGGTCGGTCACTACGCCTTGACGACATCCGTGACATCTTAGCTGCTAACAAGGGAGCAGTACCTATCGGTGATGTCAATGCCAGGTTTGGTCGAGACTTCCGCAAGAAAGCGTTCAACTTCAACGAGTACATGAACACGCAACAAAAACTTGCTGTAGCAATGGTTAAGTTGCAAGAAGCGTTAGACAAACAAGGTCGCACAATGGCAGACATTGACCCTGTCACATTGCACAACGACCCCCAACTACAAGCCGCAGTAACCGAAGCAGTCCAATTCGCCAACGAAACCCTCGGATCGTTCAGCGAAATGACACCGTGGGAACGAAACGTCGTCCGACAAATATTTCCATTTTGGTCATGGATCAAATTCATCAACACCGCAGCAGCCAAACTATTACTAGATAGTCCTGACCGAGTCTTGTTCTACTCTCACCTTGGCTCGATGACAATGGATCCCGACTCCGAAGGTCTTTACAGTTGGCTACAAAACAAGACACCCATCGGTGGCCTGTTGTTTGACCTGTCATTTACTAACCCATACACCGACGCAATCCTGTTCCAAAAAAACCCATTTGAAGCAGGATTTGAACAAACAACATCATTTTCACCAGCCATAACTTTTACTTTAAGCGCGCTTGGAGAAACCGCCTACTACTTTACGGGACGCAAATTCCCACCTTTAATCGCTGGATCCCGCCCCAGTTACCTTGAAGGTAGCCCTACAGCATCAAGCGCATCCTTTGGCGACTTTGTTGGTGGTGTTGCCTACCAAGGGCTAAAATCATTTGGCGGCCCAGCCCGAAACCTATTAGAACTTGGGCCTGCTGACACAAAAATTCCGTTCACCGATGTAGCCGTTGGGCCTGGCAAACGGTTCGGTCAAGGATCACTCCGCACCGAGGGACGATACGCAGAACTTGGACTGTCTCCAAACACGGCTCGACTATCGTCATTCCTACGCACATTCGGTCTACCAGGGCCTATCATCAGCATGGAAGAAGCCAAACGGCAGGCAGAAGAACAACGAATTGCTGACGAGAAAGCCCGCCTACGCAAAATACAGGAGAGAATTAACGCTGGATGATCTACAAACTGGAAGTCCACGGTCGACGACCCACCACTCTGAACCAGGAACGCAAGACCAACAACTGGGGAGCCAGGGCCAGCGACACCAAATGGTGGCGAGCGCAGTACGCCGAACTAGCAGCCGACATCCCGCCGATGAAACGCATCCACATCTCGGTCACCCCCCTGCACAAGAACGGCAGGTCACCACAGGACGTTGGAGCCTGCTTCCCCGCTGCCAAAGCCGGGATAGACGGACTCGTAGACGCTGGGGTTATACCCGACGACACACCCGACATCGTTGTTAGGCTAGACTTTTACGCACCGCACGTCTGTGGAGAAGACGGACTCAGAATCGAAGTTAGGAACGCCGATGAACCCAATGTATAGCAACGCACTCTCAGGTCTAGCCTCAGGTATGGCAAGTGGTGGTGGCGCACCTATGGGTGGCGACATGGCTATGGGTGGCATGGGTGAAGGCGAAGGCGAAATGGTTCCCTGCCCTATGTGCCAAGGTGTTGGCATGGTTCCTGCTGACATGATGGGTGGTGGCGCAATGCTCCCGCCTCGCCTCGCAGCCCGTGGTGGCGGTATGCCAATGGGTGGCGACATGGGTGGAATGTCAATGGGTGGCGGTATGCCAATGCCATCCTCACCAATGAGCTAGTCATGGCAACGCCAGCATGGCAACGCAAAGAAGGTCAGAACCCTTCAGGTGGACTCAACGACAAAGGTCGAGCGTCGTACAAAGCACAGACAGGTGGCACTCTAAAAGCCCCGGTCAAAGGTCGCCCGTCTTCCCCCGATCAGATGCGTCGTAAAGGATCGTTCTTATCGCGCATGGGTGGTTCGCCAGGCCCAATGAAAGACGACAAAGGCCGTCCGACCCGCAAAGCGTTAGCACTCAAAGCATGGGGTGCATCGTCACCAGCCGAAGCCAAATCTATGGGTCGTCGTCTATTGGAGCAGTACGCCAAGCAGAAAGCTGACAAGAAATGAAGAAGCCTTTTTGGGAAACAAAGAACCCGAACAAGAAGTCAAGCAAACTTGGTGCTGAAGGTATCGCCCTTGCCAAGAGCATGGCATCTAAAGCTGGTCGACCGTACCCAAACCTTGTAGACAACGCCGCAGCAAGCCGTAAGGTATAGTAGTACCATGCTTCCCCGTCGCGATGCCCCTGCTAGACGACTGCCGTATACCACGGCAGATATGAGCGAACGCCTAGCCAGGCGCAAAGCCGACCAGGCCAATCAAGCATTACGATTCGGTGTCACCAATCCACCTATACCTGCCCAAGAAGATAAAGGTGGCGGTGGGGGCTTGTGGCCTAGCTGGGGCGAAATAGGTAACGCAATAAAATCGGTAGGTAACACAGCAAAATCGGTAGGCGGTATGGCTGTGGGAACAATTAACACAGTTGCAGCAACGCCAATAGATATGGCTGATTGGGCTAACCAACAGTTAGTAAAATATGTTGCTGGCAAAGAACCCGTAGATCAATTTGATCCTGCATTAGTCGGGTCATTTAACCTTCTTGGAGAAACCAATCGAGGATTAGATGCTTCAACACGTCGACTTATAGGTGACATTACAGCAATTCCCCGTGTAGGTAAACCGTCTGCTTCACCAACGGCGACAGATATTAAACAACAAGGTTGGGTCAACGGGTTAGGCAATGCCGCACTTGACTACGGCAACCTGGCCGCAACAGTTGCACCGTTCGTAGGGCCAGTCGCTAGGGGTGGCATTAACTCTTATCGCCTTATCAAGTCAGGATTGGCTGATGATCTCGCACGATTCCAAGCTGGCAATGACGCAGGGGTTTTAGGTTACGGTGGACGAGAACGACCACAACTTAATTTGACAGGTCAACCTAAGCCTCGTCAAACAGCAGAATTTTTTAACCAGTTGCGTGGGCCTATGAATGAAGTTAGAGGCTTTGGTGATGTTGGCGGGCCGTTTGCTGAAGGTATTAGCGGGATCATTAGAAGTTCAGTAGAAAATGTGAACTTGCCTCGACCGGGTGCAGGAACTGTAGCAAGATCAGCAGATGCTATGGAGCAATACATCAACCAATTAACTTCACAACTTGATTCTGTCCCCGACTGGATGAAGCCCCCAGCTGAAACGAAGCCACTTACTGATCCGTTTGCTGACCCTAATTATCAGCCCCCGCCCTATAGAGAAATACCGATGAGTCCTCGTCGTGCTGAAATTAGTGCCACTCCTAGAGCAGGACAAAACCCTGTATGGCCTAAAGATTGGGATCAGGTTGATCTAACAAAAGAGCTAGACCTTACTAAGAAATTTGACAACCCAAATCAATTGGACAATGTTGCACCTGAAATTCGCAACAAATGGTCAGCACAACAAGCATTCAAAGAAAATTTAATTAAACAAATTAACGAAGGCGATCTTTATTCATTCCCGAAAGATTTCTTCCCACCAGGTGCTAACACTCCAGCGCAACAAATACGTTGGCTTGAAGTTTCTTCGCTGAAAGATTTGTTAAGTAATCCCGTCTTAGCAAATGAGTACATAGATTTGATGCGGTTGTTCGGGCAGTAGCCCCTGCTCACAGCGTCATTTAGTCCCGGTGACTTGACCGAAGGTTGCCGTACAGTAAACTTGGTGTTGCCAACACAAACGTGATGTTGAAGGCTACGAGCCTCTATCACCCTTAACAAAGGAAATTCATGCGGCAAATCACCAAAGCAATACTCATTATTTGCGTTATGTCATCGTGCGGATCGACAATGAAAGTCTCAACCGAGACACTCCCTGTTCTCCAGCTCGCACCAGTCACAACACAACCAGTCATTTTGAATGCACACGAAGCATTGCAAGAAGACCTAGCAACCACAACCACAACAACAACCGAAGCACCGTTAGTGTCAGATCCCCTTGATTACATTGACGAATCGCGTGCAATGTACGGCAAGTGTGGTGAATGGTACGAGACAGCGATCTCGGTTGGCTGGCCTAACGACCCTGACGTGTTGCAGACGTTAGGTCAAATTATGTGGCGTGAATCAAGATGTCAGCCCGACGCCTGTTCAAAGTCTGACAGTGGGAGACAATGCCGTGACTACGGGTTAATCCAGGGCAATTGGTACGCCCACCACGAATGGTGGACAGAACTGGGCATCGAACCCCAAGATATGTTTGACCCTGCCACAAACCTAGGGTGGGCTTACCTGCTCTATTCGGGCCGTGAGGCTCAAGGCAAATGTGGATGGCAACCTTGGAGCTTGTCGTGCTAATGCAATGGTGGGGTTACGCAATTTGTAAAAATAT